CCTAATGTTTCAGAAGTATCAATTACTCTGATTTCATTTAGATCACTTAATACTGAAGTTCCAAAGTACAAGTTTGAAGTCTGTGCTAAAGCCATTGTGTTTGTTGACATACCTGATGCCATAAAGACTGGAATACCATCAAAAGTTAATGCTTGGTTATTATACCACATTTGACCTTTGTTTTCATATCCACCTCCAAAACCTAAGGCAAGACCACCTAAAGCTCTAATATAGTTTTTCATTACATCTTTAGAAACATATAACTTAAGATCATCCTTAGCATAAATTGTGTTTGGACATAGATCTAAAGTTGCTCCCATTTTTGCTACAACATTTGCAGGTGTAATTGCTACTGGAGTAGGTACATCAATTATATCTGCATCAGCAGCCCATAATGTTTCATATCCATCTATTTCTCCTGCATTTCCATTAGTACCAGTCCATATATTTGTTTCAACACTTGCAGCAATTTGATCTGCAAAGTTAGCAATTATAAAGTCTGAAAAAGATGAAGGCATGTTAGTAAATGCACTCACTCCTAATTCTGCTGATTCCCATGAATCTACAAATTGTTTAGTACAAAAAGTAGTATTTACCTGAAATTCCTCAGTTTGTAATACTCTTTCTGTAATTGCTACAGTTCCTTGATCATCAAAATCACATGTTGAATTTTTGATAAGACCTGATGCAGCTACCTTTTGTATTACACTCTTGTGTCTTACATTAGGCATAACAGTTACACCACCATTCTCTAGTGTTGTTCCTGAAAGTAATGCAGCAGCTATGTACATTTTTGCACTTTCCCCTGCATAAGTAGTTGTTATTGTTGGTTTTGCCATTTTAAAATTTATTTTTGATTATTTTTATTTACTTAATTTTTTGATAATTCTATCAAGACTTGTTTCAACTCTATTTGATGAGATTTGAAATTCCATCTCTTTAGATTTTGATTCAGGACTGTGTGTTATTGGCTGTGCTGCAGGTTCTGCTGACAATTCAGTTTCTAACTTCTTAATTTCCTCTTTTTGAGATCCTAAAACTTCTGATAGATTTGTTTTCATTTCCTCTACCATTGATTTTAGTTCATTGAACTCCTCTTTTGATGGATAATCTGTAGCTAAATCTTCAGCCTTAACATCTTCTTTAGATGTTTCAACTACTTCTTCAACTTCTTCTGTAGCTTCAGAAATGCTCTCTATAAGACCTTCCTCTTTAACTACAACCAATCTACCATCTTCCAAAGTATATTCACCTATTGGCATTGGAACTCTATCATCTTCTGTAACAATAAAGACTTCCTTACCACCTTCAAATGATTCTGCTTCAATAACAGTACCATTTTCTAGATTCATAGTAGCTAGTGTAACTTCTTCAGCTTTCACCTCTACTTCTTTTACTTCTTTTGACAATTCCATGCCTAAGATGTTTTTGATTTTACTAATTGTATCATTTGCTCTCATGACTATATAATTATATTGGTTTAAAAATTTATATTTTTGGTTTAAGTTTGTGTCCTACCAACTCCTTGCCCCCATATTGTTCCATCACAACACTCTGCTCTATAATTGTTATCATCACATAGACAACCTCTTTGAGTTCTTATAGGACTAGTGTATGATGGTGCTGGATTTCTTCTTTTATTTTTACTCATCTTCCTTGATTATTGTAAGGTTTAACATAATTGTCTGATCCTCTATTTTTTGATGTTTTAGATTTTGCATGAACTCCTTTTCTTTTAACCTTTTTTTTTACTAAAGTTGATGAACTAATAAACTTACTTCTTGCCATTATCTATTAATTGGTACACAATTAGGAACTCTCTTACCATTCTTCACTTTAGTTCCATACATTTCATATCCTGATTGACAAGGAGCTTTTAATTCATGTTGCTCACAAGGCATAAACCATTCCTTTCCTTCAATCTCATGCATATGATAACCTTCACATCCAATATTCATTGCCATTTCTTCAGCTTTTTCAACAGAAGAATATGCTAATCTATCATCTATTATTGCAAAGTCATCATCAACTACTACAGTTTCAAGTTCTAACTCTCCTAATTGTCTTAGTTTGTTTCTACTCCAACCTAAAGCAGCTAACCCACCCCATAACAAGTATGATATATTAGCACATGCTTCACTATCACTTTCATTCTTTCTGTATTGATCTTCAGCTCTAGACAAATAGCTATACATTCTTTTAATTGTTTCTACTGAGATGTTCTTCTTTTGTGCTAGTTGTGTTGCTCTGATCTTACCAACATCAGTTGCACATTTATTATTTATCTTTTCATTTAACTCAATTCCTTTTTTAGCATTATTTGCTACTCCTTCAGGATAATCATTAAAGCTCTCTAATGTAACTTCTTTGTCATCTATAACATTCTCTATTTCTGATAATAGAAACTCTGCCTCAAGGTGTTCTAATTCACTTAGAAAGTCATTCATCTTCTCTTTAGGTCTTTCAGCTTTATCAGCAAAATAGCCTTCTATTGAGAAACCTTTAACTACTCCTTCTTTTACATAGTTCTTCCATACTTCATCAGAATCTACTCTAATTGATCCCATCCATGTACCTACTGGAACATCTTTAGTATTTTCATACAATCTACTCTTATCATATACCTCATCTTGAACTATCCAACTCTCTACAAGTGTTAATCCTTTTAAACTATACTGATGTTCTAGTGATGCATTTTGTTGATTGCCTTGTTTAAGATACATTTGTGATGCCTTCTCTACAGTTTCATTAGAAAAGTATATATAGTAATCTTCATCATCTCCTTTTCTTAAGATTGGTTTGTTAGGAATTAAAATAGCACCTAGTAGTAGTCTTTTATCTTTTGAAACTTCTGCTAATCTTATTTGCTCATCTTTTAATGCAACAAAATTTGACTGTATTGCAGGATTCTCTACAATAGAAATAGCATCTACTCCATTGTATTCAGTTTCCTCATCTAATATCAATTCTATAATCTTCATATTATTATAATCTTTTATTTTGTTTATTTATTAAATTCCTGCAACCATTACTCTGTTTCTTGCAAGTTCCTGAGCAGTTGTTACTTCTTCTGCAACTACAAATGCTTGAACTGGCTGATTTTGTTGTTGTCCTATAGCTGATGCTAATTGATTAATTGGTGATGCACCTACTACATTAAAATCAGGAGCAGCTAATTGAGGTACTGGAGCTTGTTGTCCTCCACCACCTGCAGTAATACCTCCAACACTTAGAACTGGTATTTGTGTTTGTGTTATAGCTTTAATTTGTGCAAACCCTCCTGCTAATACTAATGCCATATCTGCAGCCTTTTGAAAAGGTGTAACACTTAAAGGATTTTTTTGAACATCTGCTGCTGCTTGATATGTAGATATTAATGCATTTGCTATAGCTAGAGCTTTTGCTGCATTTGATCCTTCTGCTGCTAAACCTATTCCTAAAGCTATAAATTTAGCTGCTGTTGAAACTTTAAACTTTTCACCTTCTTCTACAATTTCACCAGTATCATCTTCACTCTTTTTTGTAATCTCTGCAATAGCTGCAGCTTTAGCTTCTTCTAATCCTATTACATCACCATCAAACTTTTTAGCTTGTTCTATTAAAGCATCATATCTTTCTTGAGCTTTAGTAACTAATAATGCTGTTTTTTCTTCTTCACTAATAGCTAATGCCTCTCTTTGTGCTAATGTAAATGCAGCTTCATCATCAAGTTCTTTTTGTTTATCTGCATCAGCCTTATCTTGATCAGCTTTCTTTAATGCTTTTTCTTCATTATTAAGAGCTATGATCTGACCAGTAACCTCTTTCTGTTTTGTAAGTCTAGCAGTTTCTAGTGTTATTAGTTCTGCTTTTAACTGTGCCTCTAATTCTAAATCTTCTTTAGTAGATCCTGATAGTTTATTTTCTTCTTGAATTACATTAAGTCTAATTCTAGCTAAAGCTATTTCTTTATTTGTAATTTCTTCTTCTAATGCACTAGCCTCTTTAAGAAATCCTATTCTTTGTTCTGTTGTGAAGTTTTCTCTATCTACTGCTTTTTCTAAAAGTTCTGCTCTCTCTCTATCTGCTTTTGCTCTATCAACTATTAATTGTCTTTGTAATTTATCACCTCTAGCTGTTGCATCTGCTAACTTAGAAACAATTGCTATCTCCCTTCTTGTTTCTTCTCCAAAATTCTTTACAGCATCAGTAGCTTCTTTGAAACTATCTTTAACTCCATTCATTGCCTTTTCAGCTCCTTCAGTATCACCTCTAAATTTAGCTCCTAAATATTTACCAACTCCTAAAATTGCATTTCCAAAACTAGCCATTATATCTGTTACATTCCCTACAACTACACCAATCTGTTTTGTGATTTTTATAAATTTATTTTGTCCTTCTTCTGAACTTGTAAAGGCTGCTGCAACTGCTGCTATTCCTGCAATTAGTAATCCTATTCCTGCTGCTTTAATTGCTTTACCAAATGTATTAATGCTTTTTATAGCACCAATAATAGCTTTCTTTGCATTTTTAAAGCCTGAAACCAAGCCACCAGTTGCTTTGTCAGCAGCTCCATCTAACTCCTCCATGTTAGTTTCAACCTGCTTTACTTCTTGGGCAGTTTCTTCTATTTGTTTATTTGCCTCTTTATTATCTGCTTGAAACAGTAACTGTATTTTCTTTATAACACTCATTTGTTTTTATTTATTTCCCAGTTAGCCATCCTCTTAGCAATCTTTAAACCTTTCTTCCAGTTGTCAGGTAGATATTTAGAACCTTGTGCAAACTTTATATTGTCAGTTTCACCATTTACTATCTGTAGTAAGTCTATAATGTTCTTTAACATGCTATCTATATAATACTTAATTGAGAACTTTTTAATAATTTTTCATATTCTTTTTGATCTCCCCTTGCATCCCATACATTTTCTCTCCACCATGAGGTAATTATGTATTTT